ACCTAAATCTCCATTACCTAAACCACCTTGAACTAGTTCATTAATTTCAGGCCAAGGAGTAGGTACTATTGTTCTATGGTCTTCACGGTAACGTGATTCAGTATCTTTTTTATATTCGTGTCCAATATTTTTGTCAGCACCTGCTTTCATTGCTGATTCAATCATATATTTAATTGAGTCGTAGTCACCTGCTTTTAATAAGTCAACACTATTTAATAGTGCTTTTTTCAATTGTTGATTTTTGCAAAATGTAGAAAATTCTTCTTGCACATAAGCTAAATCTTCAATGTCTGCTCTATATGCTTCTCGTAACTGTTCTTTTACAGATACTTTAAGCACTTCATTGTCCAACTTTTTCATTTCAACTTTTAAAATGTCCATTGAAATGGTTGTATGGTATTTTTCGTAGTAATTTAAAATTTCATTTATAACCCATTTATGTGCTGGGTTTGAGAAATACTCATCACTTAGTACATCATTGATGTTTTGTAGAAATTCTTTATGCGTTAACAATGAAGATATTACTTTCATTTGGAACGAGGGTCCGTATTCATCTATTGAATGAAGTGTCATATTATAACTTTTATTTAAATTTAATAACTTATTATTGGGTAACCAACAAATCTTTAAAAACATCTTGAACCCAAAATTCAGTATTTCGAATTAAGTTTCCAATTTGGTCTTCGTTGCACATTTCAACAAATGTGTGGGGTAAAAAGTTTAAAGGAGTGTTTTCAACAAACTTGTCTATAAACATTTTATCTGTATCGCTCATCATAGGATTAGATAAATCCATGACTTTATATTTGTCTTCTAACAGAGGAACATCATGTAACACTCTTGCGTACACAATATGTTCTTTTAATTTAGCTTCCGCTATGTCTAGCAAATCATCAAACGATAAATCACGTTCAGCTAGTTCAGGGAATTTTTTAAATAAACCTTTAGGTCCTAAACCCTTAATGCCTGTAATTCCATCGGAATTATCGCCCATCAACAACTTGTATAACAAGAAATTATGTGGGGGTACATTAAATTTTTCTTTTACAGTATCTGTAGTATAATATTCTTTTTCAATTGGGCGATAAACGATTACTTGTTCGGTTACTAATTGTAAATAGTCTTTATCGCTGGATACTATGAAGGCTCTATCTTCGGGTTTAGTAAGCAGTGTATCGCTTAAATATGCAATAATATCATCTGCTTCTACTCGAGGTAAAGATATTGTTTTAACAGGTAATGTCTTTAAGTATTGAATAATTCGAACAATTTGATCTACTTTAGAATCATCTTCTTCTTCCAAACTATCAAATAGCTCATGTTTTGTTACTCGAGTTATGTTTCTTGCAGCTTTATATTCCGGTATAATATTTTTTCTATTATTGGAAGAACCCGCACCATCAAACACAACATAAACTTGTGTTGGTTGGATAGTGCGAATTAAAGCTCCCAAAGAACGAAAAAATCCTCCTAAACCCCCTATGTGAACTCCATTTGAATTAACGGCATTGATTGCACTAAAATTTCGAAAGAAGAGATTAAGTCCATCTATAAGCAAGTAGCGCTCCGATTGGGGGGTTTCTTCCCCGTGTTCTTGTATGTTATCTAAGAGGTTTAAGAGGTTTTTTTTCATATTAATCTTCGTTTTCAAATAAATCAGGTGTTGGTGCTTTTTCGTCCCACTCACTATTATCTTCTTGTACTGTATAAGTACCTTGTCCTAAAATATCTGCCCATTCGTGAACGTGAACATCTTTGTACTTTTTAATTGCATTTGGATCATCTTTAATGAATCCATGTACTGTAGAAACGATAGTACCCATTGTAGTAATTCCATTGATGTGGTTTTTATCACAAGCAATTTTTGTACGCAATGCAAATTCAACTTTTTTCTTGTCCTTAACAGCGTTAAGTTTAGAAGTACCAGCATTTGTAACATTTCCAAAAGTTAAACACAATGACACGTCATAGTAAAATGTATCTCCACCTTTATTTGTCATCCTAGGTTGTGACATAGGAGTTAAAGCCGGAGCAACACCTACTTTGTTCACAATAAACAAGGTATTCGTGTATTTTGAGCTTTCCTTACGAGACATTACAATCTGTTGATTGATAAAGTTACCGAATTGAGTTGCAATGGCTCCTGCGTTCCACATTGGATTGTTTTTACCTTGTTCAATAGACATTTGACATGGAATTGAACCAACTGAATCCCAAATGAATAATAGATCATATGGTAAGTTACCTTTTTTCTGTTCAGTTAACAAGTCGATCATGAATGCAGCAATATCTTCAATTGAATTCAATGAACTTCTATCTCGGTAAATGAAGAAACCTGTTTGGTCAACAATTTCACCTGTTTCAGTATCAACTACATCTTCGATTTCAAAACCCATTGTTTTCCAGTGGTTCCAATCGTGTTTCATTTCGGTAACAATTAACACAGGTAATATTCCCATTTTTTGAGCATTAACTGCTACCTCAATAGTCATAGTTGATTTACCTGTGTTACTTTTACCTCGAACCATTGAATTATGTCCCATAGGAATGCCAGGAATGGACAATGCTTCTTGAAGAGCAGGTGAAAATGGAATCCACCTTTGCTCTTTGAATTTAACATTTGATGCTAAACCCTTATTTGCTTTAAATTTATCTAAATTGAACGCGGATTTTAGTTCATTACCCGCCGCTTCAGTAAGCGATTTTCTTCCTTTAGCCATAACTTATTTACTTAATTAAAATGGAGCGTCTTCATCATCCTCACCAAACAGATCATCAAATGCTTCTGCTTTTGATTTTTTAGCTGCTGGTTTTGTAGATAGACTGTAATTTGATTTTGGTTCTTCTTTTGCTTCATCTACAGGTTCAACTGCTGTTTCTTCTTCCTCTTCTTCAGGATTCAACCATTCTTGAAGTGCTTGTTTGATTGTATCAAATGGAAGTGGCTTGTATAAATCTTTTGGATTTTCTTGCTCTTCTAACCATTTTTCAATCAATTTAGAATCTTCAGATAATTCAGAAGTTTTCATTGATGGAGCAATAGTTGTTTTATTGTAAGCTGTTCCTGTTGATTCAGGTCCTACAGTAACTAACTTAATATCTCTACCAGACATAACATCTGTAAAATCACCTACTTCTTCATCAGCAGCCATTTGCAAGAACGCTTCATAAATTTCTTTACCAAATTCCCACAATTGAACACCTTCAGACTCTTCACCACGTACAATTACAGGAGCATAGATACGAGTTTTCGGATCTAATTTTTTAGCTAAACGCCAATTTTCTTTGTCATTTGTTCCACGTAATTGTTTTGCAAATTCTGCAATTGGATCTTTTTCACCCCAGTTTAAAGGCGAAGCGATTACTTTACGGCTTCCAATTCCGTAATAAAATTTCATTTCCGTAAATGGATACTCTTTATTGTACTTAAAAGGTACAATACGGATTGTTTGTTTGCCAATCGTTGGTTTAAAACGCTTGACGTTGCTTGAATTGTTAGATCCTCCATTAGAGGTCTTTTGCATTGATTCAAGTTTTTTCTTGATAGCATCGAGATTCATAATATAACTATTTTTATTGTTTACAACGTTTAATATAATAACCTTTTTTAATATAACCAAATTATATTTCAACAATTTTAAAAATCTTTGTATTTAATTGTTTAATCTCATTATGTTGAGTTAACAAAATACAATTTCTATAATGTTGCCAATTTACTGGGAAGTTAGTGTCAACTGCACCTCCGTTTAACTTTTTAATCAGCTCGTTTAGAGCGTTTATTGTATAAAGTGTGTTTGATTCTTTTTTTCTATGTACTAAAATAGTATTGTCGGGGATGTCATTTACGTTTCCTTGATCTACATTATATGTAATAACGTATTCGTTATTGCTTTTAATATGTAGTACAAACATTTTATTGTACATTATACTATAACGATTTGACAACGCTAAAATCAACGCCTCTAATTCATCTAATGGTGTAAAAGTACAAAACAGTCTGTTGTTCATTAATAGCGTATCAAATGTAAAATCATAGTCGTATTGATCATACATATGACGGGGTTGTTCTAAAGTACTATACATAACTTTTATTGAATTTCGTGGTAATTTTTCATATCTTGTTATTTTCTTAATAATCTATCGTTTTCACGTTCAATAAAATCTAACTTAACTTTTATAGCTGCTAATTCGGCTGTAATACTTGTTAATTGAATTTGACAAGATTCTTTA